CCCAAAGACGCAGACGTGTGTTCGTTGTCGCACATCTTGGAAAGGGGAACCTTGCCACAAAGGTTTTATTTGAGTCCGAAAGCGTGCGCAGGGATACTCCGCCGAGCAGAGAAGCGAGGAAAGGAATTGCCATTAATGTTGAAGCAGGCGTTGGAGTCAGTCCAACAATCACCCAATGCAAAGGAAGCAGAGGTGGATGCAGTGACGAAGCCTTGATGGAGATTAAGGCGGTTCACGATGCGATTACTCAATCCCATTGGAATAATCCATCTGCTCCATCTGATACGCTTCTTGCTAGAGACTATAAGGGGATAGGTAATCAAGACTTAACAAGCGGAAGATTGCTTGTGCCAACAATCCCAATCCACGACCAAGCCACCCGCAACGCTGGCAAGCGTGGTGATAAGCAAGACGGCAAGGGTAATGGGTTAGGTATTGGTAAGCCAAATGATCCAGCACCAACTCTAACTAAAGGCGATAAGCACGCTGTTGCTTTTGCATTCGATAGCCTTTCAAGCAATAGCATGAAGAGCAAGAATCCAATTAGCGGATGCAATCAAGTTGATCTATCTAAAACATTGGACACATCCAGAGGACTAGATCCTAGCTGTAATCAAGGCGGGATAGCCGTCCTATACGAAAACCACCCCAACGACAGCCGAGTAACTGGCCCGCACGATGTAGCTCCTAGTTGCGTATCACGATACGGAACTGGAGGTGGGAATGTGCCGTTGGTGCAGGAGGCGATTGCATTTCCAGCGGCAATGAGTGGGACTCAATGTGCTAAAACAAAGAACCTTTCACCAGCAATTTGTTCTGTAAATCAAACTGCCATTGCCTTTGAACCTGGTATTGCATCCAGAGAAGGAAGCGATAGCAGATTTGTAAAAGAGTTGTCTCCGACATTGCGGAAGGAGATGGGGGATAATCAGGTGGCTGTCGCAGTCGATTGCTACAACAAAACAATTGGAGAGAAGTCGCAATCTATTTCATCTTCAGCATCAGACATCAATCATACTGGTGGAGTAATCAATCCGGCGGATCGGATGGCAGTACGAAGACTCACACCAAGAGAATGTGAGCGACTTCAGGGATTTCCAGACGATCACACGATGATCCCTTGGCGTAACAAACCAGCAGATCAATGCCCCGATGGGCCACGATATAAGGCTCTTGGAAACTCAATGGCTGTGCCGTGCATGGCTTGGATTGGAAAAAGAATTGACGCGGTAGAGAAAGCTAAATAGAAAGGCAGCACAATGAAACTATGGAATAACAACACAAACGGAGTCCACATTGTGGACGATAACAAGTTGTGGCCACGTTGTAGCTACATCCTTCCAGACGAGTTGGTCAACGCTCCATTCAATGAAGCCGTACCAGTTCCGCACAAGATCAAGCCTTACTATCCTGGGCGAGCCGAGGGTGGCACGACTGCCGTGTATCGTGCTGGTGCAATTGGTGACGCGATTATGGCCACCGGAATCATTCGTTACCTAGTCGAGACTTCGGGTGGTGGCGTGGACATTTACTGTCCTGCTCGTAATATGCCGATCTACGCTGGGCTAGGTGCAAGGATTCTTCCGTTGCCACCCACAGTCGAGGCGTGGGATTCTTACGACGCTCACGTTCCACTTGACGATTTGTTTTCTGGTAAGGTTGGGGGAACAGAACTTGGAACTGGTCCAGGCAATCACTATGATCGCATCTACCTTTGGATGGGTGCGGAAGGAATACTGGCTGACATCTCCGGCAAAGTAGGTGATGTCAAGCGAGTGGATGAGAAGTACAAACGACCACACTTGTACGTTGTCCAGCCTGACCACGATGAGCTGATTAAGATTGGTAGGTGGCCGTTGCCAGATAAGTATTTTGTTTATCACGTCAGCAGTTCGGGACCTACACGCACCTACCCGCCACAGTTAGGCAAGAAGGCGGTTGAAGCGTTGCTTGAGGAGTTCAAGGATTATCACGCTGTCATCGTCGGGTTGGATCGCAGTCTTGATTTCAAGATTGATCATCCCAATGTGATCGACTTGTTCAACGCAACGTCAAGCATCCGCAGTCTGTTCCCAGTAGTGCAAGGTGCTGACTTTGTTGTTGCTCCAGACTCATCGGTCAATCATATGGCTGCTGGATTGAACACAGCCTGCATATCCCTTTGGGGTAGTTATCATCCAGATGATAGGGTGAAGTATTATCCAAAGTCATATCCTCTGTTCGCACCGGAAGTATGCCCACACGCACCTTGCAGACCGCAGGGTGGATTGCCCCAGGCAAAGTGTAAGGATGCGAGCAACCGCACACCAAAGACGCAACTATGGTGCAACGCACTTCGTAACATCACATCAGAGATGATTGTGGATGCAGCGAAGAAGGCGGCGGAGTTGGAGGAGCGCAAGTGAAGACAATAGAGAGGATGGCCTTTAATAAGCTTGCTACAATTATGCCAGATCTTAAAAGGTCTGGACTTAGGTCAACAATAGAGGCTGCAATTAGATGGGGACATGATGAAGAAAATTACTTTGATGACGAGTTGCTTAATTTTGAAAAGCCTCCGTTCATTCCTGACGCTACAAGATTTAGGAAGATGATTAGGAGTGGTGGTTCAAAGAGAGAGCCAATAGTTGAAATTTGGGAGATTGAGGATTCCAGTAAAATAACTCACGACAAAATGGAGAAAATGCTTGAATGGTGGTGTCATTGTTTTGATGGGGCAGCAATACCTTTCTTTGAATTGTGGACTACCGACAGATGGGGCAACAATAGAAACAAAGTATGGTCAGATTATGAGGATATTTATGGAAGACGCATTGAAACATTTATGCCATTTGAATCTATTGGAATGGAGGCTTTATTGATTTAACTAACTGGCGTTGTGGTACGCAGGGAGATCCTGCGGCGGGGTTGGATGAATAGTGTTGTTCCCCTCTTGAATCAGAGCCAGTTTGAATTTTTATGACCGAAGCACAACGTCACGCTGAAGCGGTAGTCGGAGCTGTCGATTGGCAGTCCGAGAATCATGGGTTGTGCAGATGTCCAGGTGAGGCTGCACACACCAGCCACACACGAGTTAGGGATACGACTGTGTTCGTTGATGGCGCACCTACGATCTTCTGCTGGCATACCAGTTGCACGCCGTATCGTGACGAGGCCAACCGCAAACTTCGCAAGGCAATCTTCAACGACCCGCTGTACCGCCCAATCAACATTATGTCGGTTGGATCGTCTGCACCTATTCGCTTGGTCAAAGATCCAGAGGCCGAGGTATTGGAAAGACTTAAAACAATTGCAGAGTCAAATAGGCAGCGATACTTGACACACTACAACTGGGACCCAGCGGATATGTTCGAGGAGTCACCACAGAAGTTGGAAGATCCGGCGGACGATTATTATTCTTTCCTATCGCTGTTTAACATCGCTGACAATATCTGGATCGGCGATGTCAAAGACAGCGGAAGGCATCCACAGAACTTCCGAAGTGTTTATGAATGGAAGAAGTTGGATGGTCCGATAGGTCAGTTCACAACTGGTGCAACCTACAAGCAAGGCACGATCAGCAGATCCAACGATGCGGTTGAGCATAGGGTATTCCTCGTTGTCGAATCGGATGTGCTGGCAAAGCCGGAGATCGGGGCGGTGTTCCAATTGATGCGTGATCTATTCCGAATGAAGCTTTACGCGGTGGTTGACACAGGAGGCAAGAGCCTGCACGGATGGTTCGAGATGCCGCAAAAGAATGAGTGGTTGGAGCAATTAAAAGCTTTCCTTGTTCCGTTGGGATGCGACCCTGCAACTTTCAAACCAAGCCAACCAGTAAGGATTCCTGGTGCTAAAAGAAACGACAAAACACAGAGCCTTTTGTGGTTCTGCAAGGAGGGGAAATGATAGAGCCAGCAGTAGCTTTGGGAGTAAAGCCAAAGGTGGACGAATGGCCACCGATCAAGTCATACGCAGAGTTGGTAAGAGATAACATACCAGCACCGGAAGTGTTGATTGAGGGGATGTTGCACAGAGGTGGTAAGCTGTTGCTTGGTGGAGGTAGCAAGGCGTTTAAGAGCTGGAGTCTGATTGACCTAGCACTTTCGTTACACGCTGGTGTTCCGTGGTGGGGTCAGTCTTGCAAGCAAGCAAGGGTGTTGTTCATCAACTTTGAGATTCAAGAATGGAGTTTCCGCAATCGACTCGCAGATGTTATCAAGGCAAAGCAACTGGAAGGTAAGGTTGACGATTTTGATGTGTGGACGCTGAGAGGTTATGCTGCCGACTTGACGCTGATCCGGCCTATGATTGAGAAGCAGATTGAGGGGCGGGGATACCAGGCAATCATATTAGATCCAAACTATATGCTGATGGGGGATCGTGACGAGAACTCAGCGGGGGATATGTCAACGCTTATGAATGAGTTTGAGTACCTAGCGACCCGCCACAATCTGTCCATCATTCTGTCACATCACTTCTCCAAGGGTAACAAGAGTGGGTCAGAGGCTATTGATAGGTTTAGCGGTAGCGGTGTATTCGCCCGCAATCCAGACAGCTTGGTGGTTCTAACGCCACACGAGGAGGACGAGCGTACCTTCACTTGTGAGGTAACACTCCGCAACTTCTCCCCAATGGACGCATTCGTTGTCCAATGGTCTTACCCGCTGTTCCGGCAGAACTTTGGACTCAATCCAGATAGGTTAAAGAAACCAGGCGCACAGAAGTCAATGGACGATGATAGGTTCCTTGGCGAGATGGGTAGCAAGGAGTGGCAGGCTGGCGATTTGGCCCGTCACATCGTCGAAAAATGCAAGGTGAGTGAAAGTACGGCATACCGCTACTTAAAGAGGCTGACGAAGGCAAAGAAGATATTGTCAGCCAACGGCTTATATACAGCAGACCAGTCTGCTTTTTAGTTCTGTCATATTGACTGTCATTTCTTGAGTGTCAGACTCCTATATATATATGAATATATATCACGAAGGGAAAGTAGCAGGTAGGACTCCTTAGTCCGTCCTACCTACTACCGCTACGCTCTTTCCCGAAGTGTTTTTCTGTTCCGGAAAACAAACTGAAAGCTGGCTGGCAGCCACGCTGGGCTGGCTGGGAATCCTCACACCTACTGAAGAACGAAGTTCGTTATTAGGTGGTGGGTGTGGTATAATCGTGAAATGAATAATTCTAAACCTGGTTTGTACGCTAACATCAACGCTCGCCGTAAGGCTGGCACTAGCCGTAGCAAGAAGAACAGCACCATCAAGCCGAAGGTATGGCGGATGATGAAAGCAAAGAAGGGTGGCTTTTGAATCAAGATCGAGAGCAATTGAAGCTGGCGAATAGATTTATTGGCCTACTTCAAAGAGAAAATGCACAGTTGCATAGTGTTTTAAGACTGCTAGGGCAGTTGATAGACGATATGAACGCGAATTGCTCCTTTGAAGTGTTCGAACACCAATGGAAAGGTCTGACAGATGAGGTTGAGAGGCTGTCGTGCTTCTTTCAGAGCCACCAGAAGGCACTAAAATCGCTCCAAGATGCCTGTCCTGACGTTTTTGATGCCGATGAGGTAGATGAGTCGTGAACCCAAGAGATTTACCCTGTAATTCACCCCGCCGGACTCCTGGTGGGCCTAAAAAGTTCGTTGTGAGGGCTTGCCAAGGAGGCGAAAGCAAGACAATCCGCTACGGCGACCCCAAAATGACCATAAAGAAGAGCAATCCAGCCCGAAGGCGTAGTTTTAGGGCTAGGCACGGATGCGACAGCAAACCACCCATCAAAATGACCGCTAGGCACTGGTCCTGCAAGAATTGGTGACAAGTATGGCCAAAAATAAGCGTCAGGATGCCTCAAAATCGAGCAGAAATGCCCTTTCTAAGCGTCTTCGCGCGAAAGCTGATGCCCCAGACCTTCCAGTAGTCAAATTTAAGGTTGAGGAGCTAGGGAATCGAGCTTGTTGCTGTCGGATAGGTCGCTAGGCTTCCGTTTATACCCCCCATACGCGCGAAAGCTGACTACGCTTCCGTTTTAGGTGGCTGTCCTTCCGTTTGCTTACGCTCCCGATACTTTGCCCACCGGATTCCTACTGCTTTCTGATAGTGTTCCTTGGGTCGCACCTTCTGCGGACCCTTTACGCTTCCGCCTTTCCTTCCCAGGCGCGAAAGGTAAGATTTTATGATTTGATCTTCTGTCATGTTTTTAATATCTCCTTATGGGTTGTGCTGCCGTTTATTATAAAGGTTTAATGCCTGCACTGCCGTTTATGGGCAAGCGGAAAAGCCGTAGGGGATTGAACCCTTGGCGAATTATTTGGAATTGAATAGGCTATTATCTATTAAGTCACAAAAAGAATCCATCATTTTACCATCCACCCAATCCTTATTAACATATCCCATTTTAACACCTACAATTGTAGCCTTAATTTGTTTAAGGCTTTCTTTCAAATAGTCTACCTTCCATTGTAATTCCTGCTCTTTACTCATTTTAATATCCTCTTTCCTTCTTATTCATTCGCGTAACCGGATTATGGCCACGCTGCCGTTTGTTAGGATGCCCAGGCGAAAGCCTAAATCCATCCTCCGTCCACCTCCGTTACGAGGTGGAACGAGGAGAGACTAGCGAATCTCCCAATCAATTAAGTCATTTTCTATTTCTGACTGAGTGTCTGGATGGATAAATTTAATATCCATATCCTCCGCTATGCGTTGAGCGTCCTCGCGATCAATGGCGTTAAAGTGGATATTGATTGTCATTGTAATTGTGTGTTCTTTCATATTCTGCGTGTGTCCTTTCTTTTCTGTTTGTTAGGCCATCCCGATAGGGTTTGACCTCTCCTCCCCTCAATTACGAGGAGAGACGAGGGAAAACTTATTTCCGTTTCGGCCAGACTAGCCAGACGAATCCTAGTAAGAGTCCTCCATGCAATAGTCCGAGCGAGTAGATTTGCGGTGAGTTCATTTTTGATTCTCCTTCTTTCTCATCGGGTTCATTATCCATTCACCTCTCAGCGTCCTAATCTCGCATCAACTCCACTCCAAATCGTTTCGAAGTAGCCAGCGATGAGCAGACGCACAAGAGGAAAACTTCTTTAGTAGTTTTCCGTTGGTGTTGTAAACTCCCCAGATCATTTCAGTTGATCCTATAAATGAAGAAGTCACCCTCTTCATTCTCTTCGCCATCATAAGACGAAAGGAAGTGACCCCTTCCATCCGCAGAGATTGCATCCTCGACGAATCCGTCAAGACCTCCTTCAGTTTTTTCTATTAGGGCAAGGATTGCATCATTCGCACCCTCACACTTTTTTGACTGCATAGCTTCCAACGCTTCCGCTAGTTCTTGGGGTAGGTTGCAATAATCGCAGATAAAACTTGAGCGAAACGCCCAAGCGGTGTCTTTGATGTATTCCTTACAAGCCTCATCTGCTTCGCTATCTGTCCCGACTGCGTATTCTTTTCTACCATTTGAGAACACCTCTAAACCATAATGAGTGTGAGTCTCTAGGGTAAGATCGTCTGGATCACACCCGATTTGATCTGCTACTGCTTCAACTGCGTTTACTGCTTTTATCATTGTGTTGTGTTTCCTTTTCTTTTGGTTTCTTTTGTTTCCAGCCTATCGGCCAGACCGAAACACATCTTGCGATGTGTTCGGGGTCTGATCGCCTAGCTTACCTCCGCAAACTCAACGAATCCAACTCTCCTACCCTTTGCATCCTCGAAGTGATCCTTCCGAAGTCTGGTAATCATAAACTTTTCACCATCGGAAGCACGAGCGATGAGATAGATTGGCTGGCCGTAGAAACCACGATCAACTACAATCATTTCCTCGCAGATCACCTCTGCGAATGTGTCATTTGATTTCATATAGTATCGTTTCCCAACCTCGAGAAGGTTGGCCGTTAGTTGTGTGTTGCTTTTCATAAGGTCAAAGTAAAGCGGGTTGCGTATAAGTACAACACTTTTTTTCTGCCAAAAGTATGATATAAGTTCAACTTATGGATGACGCAGCGGACTCCACCGCACCTATCGAAAAGGCAAAAAATGGTAGAGAGATTTTCACTAAAGAATTGGCCGATGAAATAGTATCAGCGTGCGGGTCTGGATTCACCTTGGAAAAAGCGGGGGCATTGGTTGGGGTCAATCCTTCCACGATTAAAACTTGGGCAAGTAGAAAGCCAGATTTCGCTAGGCGGGTAGAGTCCGCCAGAAAAAAGCACGAGCTTTCCTTACTGCGAGACATAGAACTTGCGGGGCAGAAATCGTGGCAAGCCAAGGCTTGGATGAGTGAACGAGTTTACGGATATGCACAACCATCTGCCAGGCTACAAGTTACGCAAGAACATACCCACGGCATCAGCGGAAACTTGGCTCAGTTGCTTGCTGGGATTGCAATGAAGAAGAAAATAACAGCGAGTGCGGAAAAGCCAAAGCTGGAAAACAATAGCAAGTATATTGATATTCAACCAATTGTGAAAGCAACCCAAACTGATATGTCGCACAATGAGTCGTGTATTGAATTGAATTCTACTCAAGAGAATGGCAAAAATTTGCCTAAAAGACGGCATCAGCGAATGAGATTAAGAAAACCAAGGGCAGAAAGCTTGGCCAAGTACACCACCACGCCCCCAGCCACGCCCCCAGCCCCGATTTAATTCGCATAACCCCCCCCAAATTATTGTGGCTCAAAACAAAAAGAGGTCTTAACTCACACTAATGCCAAAGCCTCCCAAACGTAGCCAAGACGAGATCCTTGAAGACCTTTCTAAACCAGCCGCATTCGCAGCTAATGTATTGGGTATCAATCTTTATGATTGGCAAAGAAAGGTGTTGCGTGATTTAGAGGCAAAGGACTGTCGCGTAGCCTTGCGTGCAGCCAACGGATCTGGCAAGACCAGCACAGTAATTTCAGCAATTCTGATATGGCACGCACTCGTTTTCCCACGCTCAATTGCCGTAACAACCGCCGGAGTTTTCCGACAAGTCGAAAGCCAGCTCTGGCCTAGCCTACGCAATCACATTGCCAAGTTAGGCGGTGCGTGGGAGGTCACATCCGGCGAGATCCGCTACCTACACGCAAACGGCAATACTAGCCGCATCATAGGCTACTCAGCCACCGACCCTGGTAGGGCTGAAGGTTGGCACGCAGAAGACCACGAATACCATCCATTGCTTATGGTCGTGGACGAAGCCAAGACCGTCGCAGACCCGCTGTTTGAGGCTATCAGCCGATGTCAACCAACCCGCTTGTTAATCGCATCCAGCCCAGGCGGAACCAGCGGAGCGTTCTATCGAGCGTTTACCAAGGAAGCCAATATGTGGTCGAAGCACGCAGTCACAGCGTTTGACTGCCCACACATAACGCAGAACCAGATTGATGAGGTAATCCAGCGTTACGGCGAGAAGCACCCGCTGACTCGCTCTATGATCTACGGCGAGTTTGTGGACATAGGTGCGGAAAGCTTGGTTGTCAGCTTGACCCAGCTCCAAAACTGCCACAACAGCCCACCCGACTTTAAGCCAGGGGATCGCAAGGCTGGTGTTGACTTTGCGGCTGGTGGCGATCAGAACGTGCTTTGCGTAAGCGACGGCAACAAGATCCTTCCAATGATTGCATGGCGCGAAAGGGATACGATGGCTGCGGTTGGAAGATTCATCGTGGAGTTTAAGAAGGCTGGGTTAAAACCAGAGAACATCTACGCTGACGCAAGCGGTCTTGGGATGCCTATGTGTGATGCTTTGGCTGAAGCTGGCTGGGAGGTCAATAGGGTCAACTTCGGGTCAGCAGCATACGACACCGACGCTTATACCAATAGGGCAGCCGAGATGTGGTACAACATGGCAAAGAAGATTGAGAGTTCCGACATCATACTGCCGGAGGACGAGGACTTGACGGCGCAGTTGACTTGCAGGCGAACCATCACCAACAGCAAGGGTAAGCTTGGTGTGGAGTCCAAGGACTCAATGCGTGCTAGAGGACTTGCTTCGCCGGATAGGGCTGATGCCTTGGCATTGTGCCTAAGTGGTGGTAATGTAGGCTTGGACTTGACTTTCCCAGTAGAGCGTCCAAGCTGGAGACTTCTTAGCCAAATGATGGAGTCGCACGACCCTGTTATGGCTGGCTTTGATGCAGGAGGATAAATACTATGAACATCTGGAATTGGATTACCGCAAATTGGCAAGAGATCGTAGCCGCTGTTGGTGGCATCGTTCTTGCCGCACGCATTATTGTTAAGCTCACCCCGACTCCGGCGGATGACTCGTTCTTGGAAAAGATCGTGAACTTCCTCAAGACAGTCGGTCTGAATATCAAATAAGTTTATTTGTGCTGCGTGCAATCCTTGAGATCATCGCAGCAGTGTTTCGCATCATTCCAGGTTGGAAAGAAAAGCGGACACAAAACATCGAAGGTGAGTGGCGGGATAACCGCAATGCTATTGAGCGTGATTTGCGTGGCGAGTCTTGGTGGTTGCGTAACAACGACACCAGTAACCCACACGACAGGGATAGTTGAAGAACTAATGAAAGATCCTACTTACATTGAAATCCGTCGTGGTACTCCTGGTACTCGCGAGTGGGCAAGGAAGGCATTGAATGCCGTCAACGATCTTTCGTATGAACTGAAAGTGGAGCGTAACAAATGAAGAATCCAGAAGCACGCGACGGTTACCACATGAGGATCATTGACTGCTTGAACCAGCGTGAGACTTGGGAGAATCGGCAACGGCTGTTCTATCAAGCCAGATACTTTGGTGTTCGCCGTAAGATGAAGCCTTGGCCGTCTGCGGCTGACCTTCACGTCCAGTTGATTGACGGAGCGATTGAGAAGCTAAAGCCTTCCTTCGTCAACAGCGCAATTGGCAACGACATTCTTTCCAGCTTCGTACCTATGCGCCAGCAGTTGACCCCGCTGACCGTATCTGCCGAGCGTTGGTTTGATTACAAGATGCGCGAGCAGTCCAACTTCCAGAAAGAGATTGTCTCGGTTATCGACAACTTATTGTTGTATGGCCGTGGCGTATCCAAGGTTCTTTGGAACGAGGACAAGAAGCAGATCAGCTTTGAGGCGATTGATCCGTTCCACTTAGTAGTGCCTGCATACAGCAAGAGCATGGCAGAGGCTGACTTCATCGTTCACATCATTCTTGTTTCGGTTGATTCCTACAAATCCAATCCGATGTACAAGCAGGATAAAGATTTTGTTTCCAAGATCAGCGGTAAGGTTAATCAGTCCGTCGGTCTGCGTAGCGAGATTCAAGATGAGATTTATCGTCGTGAAGGCATTACGCAGGAATCCGGCAACGATACCATCATCTTGTGGGAACTTTACACTCCGTCCGAAAAAGGCTGGAAGGTTCAGACCTACAGCCCGCTAGAAGTTGAGACTGATGTTCGCAAACCTTTCTACTTGCCGTATGAACACGGCGAACCACCTTTCGTAGATTTCCCCTATGAGTTGACAGGGGGCGGTTGGTATAGTCCTCGCGGAGTTGCAGAAATCCTCCTCCCTGGCGAGAACCTATTAAATAAGCTCAAAAATTCCCTAAGTGACTATGTGGAGCTGGCCAACCGACCCGTCTTTGAAGCACAGAATCCGATCTCGCTCAACACAGCGAATCTGAAGATGCAACCTGGTCAGATCCTTCCACAAGGATTAAAGCCAGTTCAGTTCAGCCAACCTCCATTCGACTTCCAGAAGCTTATGCTCGAAGAGCGTATGCTTGCGGAACAACGGATGGGTAGTCCTGACTTTGGTGCTGGCTCGCAGTTCCAAGTCTCGGATCGTAAGACTGCGACTGAGATTGCAGCAGTCCAAGCGCAGGCGGCAGCTTCCGGTGATTTGCGTAATCGTATTTTCCGAATGAGCCTAGCTCACTTGTTCCGTCAATGCTGGTCGTTGTACGTCCAGTACGCGAAGCAAGATTTGATGTATCGGTATGCGGAAGAAACTGGCGAGATGGTTCCGGAAGGAATCCACGACCAGTACGCAATTGAACCCAAGGGTGGATTGGACTTTATCAACCGCCAGTTTGCTTTGCAGAAGTCTGTGGCTCGAATGCAGATGTTCCAAAATAATCCTTTCATTAACCAAGGCGAACTTGTAAAGTCAGTGCTTGAACAAGATGATCCCTCGCTGGTCCGCAGACTCTTCCAAGATCCTAACGCAGCCTCTGGCGATCAAGCTGAAGATCAAGCGACTGAAATCGCGACTATGCTTGCAACTGGATTCCCAGTCGCAATCAAGCCTAGCGATGATCACAAAGCGCATATATCCGTTCTCTTCGCGTTTAACCAAGCGGCTCAACAGCGGCAACAAGCGGTCGATCAGAGTGCAATGCAAGTTCTAATGGCTCACTTACAACAGCACTTGGCAGCCTTGGAACAGGTTGACCCGAACACATCCCGCGCAATCCAGAAACAACTTCGCGATGCGGCTAAAGCTCAAATGCAACAGCAGGGACAGCAATTGCCTCCCGAAGCTATGCAGGCTCAACAAGCTGGTCCGATGGTTGCTTGATAGAACAATTCGATACAAGAGATTTGATGGTTGATGCCTTCGTTAAGGAAGGTATGGCTGGTGCGGAGATCGGGGTGTTTGCAGGTGATTTCTCTGCTAAATTAAGAAGTAAGAATCCAAGCGTACTTTACTTGGTTGACCTATTTGAAGGCAAATGGCCGTCCGGTGACGTTGACGGAAACAATTTAAGGCATATTGACCTAAACGAATCGCTTGTGGCGTTACACGACAAGTACCACAAAGATCCAGTAGTTAAGCTTGTCAAAGGTCCGTCATTCTTCTTTATGGCTAGTTTGCCAGACAATTTGCTTGATTTTATTTATCTTGACGGCGACCACTCCTACCCAGGTGTAAAGATTGATCTTGAGATGGCCAGGATCTTGGTAAAGCCAGATGGCTTAATTATGGGTCACGACTACTCAATGAATATGGATAAAGCCAAGACACACTATGAGTTTGGGGTCAAGAAAGCAGTTGACGAGTTTTGTACAAGGCATAGCTTGGCAATCAAGGCTATTGCAAATGACGGATGTACATCATTCTGCATAGTCAATAAATAATAGCTATGAGATATAAAAGAGGCAGCGTAAGGCAAGATGGAATGATATTTTGGTCATATAGATACAATAACGAAATTTGGCTGAAGCCAGAAAATTTTATAAAACGTAATTATAAAAAACTTGCATGGCAAAGAAAAAATGTTGATCCGATACAGAACAGAAAAAATGTAATGGAATGGTCAAAAAACAATAAATCACGCAAAATGGCTAATGTTAGGAAATACCAAGCAATCAAGAGAAATTCAAAAGTATTGTGTGGAGATAGCAATATAATTAAAGTTTTTTATGATGCAGCCAAAAGAGTCGGGAAATGCATTGGAGTTAAGTTTCATGTAGATCACATTGTACCGCTTTCATTGGGAGGATCTCATCATCAAAATAATTTGCAATGGGTTCCGTACATGTGGAATTTATCTAAACATAATAGAGAAAGTGGAAAAATATTTTCATTGTAAATTATTTATGATCAGAGCATTAAAAGCATTAAAATTTTTCATACGGAATTATGAATGGGTTAATGAGCCTAAATGGGAACATGAAGATGAGAAGGCATGGACTGGATTTCTTGCAACTCCAACAGGCCGCAAGTTAAGCCTTATTTTGCTTAATCTTACTATGCGTCAAAATGCATCTGCTGTTATGAATAAATCTGATGAACTTGCAAACTCATGTGGCCATGCTAAAGGATTTCGAGGTTGTGTAGCGGTTCTCGAATCGCTTGCAGCCTCAAAACTAAACTCAGCCATCCAAGACGGCATGGATGGGTCTGATGAAACTGCCGTCAACTAACCTGTTCTACAGAATGACTCCCTGTAGGGCGGTGTAAGAAAGGGTCAAAATGGCGGAATTGAATAACCCAACCGAGGCGGAAGTCTTGGCTTTGGCTAGAGCAGCAGATGAAGGCGTGGATTACACACCAGCACCAGTTGCCCCAGTTGAAACAAGCGGAACCGAATCGGAGAAGGCCAGCGGAGATAACTCGGAGCAACCCGCGACTCCCGAAACCACCGAAACCAAATCCACGTCGATTGATGTGGTGACGGATGAGGTCCCTAAGACTGAAACCGTTTCAACCAAAAGTTCTTTAACAGAGCAATCTGATGAACCCAAGTCAGAGTCGGCTTCCGAAGAAAAGAAGCCAAGCAAGTACCAAAGGGCGCAGTCTCGACTCGCAAAGGAGTGGGACGATGTCAAAGCGGAACGAGCAAGACTCCAAGCTGAAAAGGACGCATTTGAAGCAGCCAAGGTTGCAAAGGCTAGTCAAGCGTCTTCTGAAGCAGAGACAAAGGGAAACAGTCGCAAGTTTAGCGCGGAAGATTATCGGGAAGCGGCAAAAGGCTACCGTGATGAAGGCCGTGACGATCTTGCGAAACTCGCTGAAAACAAAGCCAGCGAGATTGAGGTAGAGGAAAAGAAGGCGTTTGAGCAGAAGGTGCAGACTGAAATGAAGTCTGCCTGGGATAAGAACCTCATGGAAGAGGTCGATTCCAACCCTGAACTCAAAGACTCTTCAACTCCACTCTACAAAGCTGTTTCCGATCTGCTACAACGGCACGCGATTCTGCGGAACTATCCAGCTGGAATCAAAGATGCTGTTGGTTTGGCTAAGATGCATTTGAAGGCGGAAACCGCCTCTGGCTTGGAAAAGAAGATTGCGCAGTACGAGTCCGAACTGACTCGACTGAGAAAAGCTACGACTCCGGCGAACAGTCAGCCTTCGGCTCCTGCGCGTCAGAAACAGTTCCATGAACTTTCCAGCAAGGAACAGGAAATGGAATTGTTGAAGATGGCAGCAGAAGCTGATCGGGTCTAATCGCAGGTTCTAGCAGAAAGATAATACTACAATGGCTAACGTAACTACTGGGTCTGTCTCTGCACAGTTTCAGACCTACTTCTCGAAACAACTCCTAGAACGGCAGATCCCCTTGCTCCAGATGGAGCAGTTTGCCCAAAAGGTTCCTTACCCGACGAAAACTGGCGGCAACAAGACCGTCCGTTTCTTCCGGTTTGATAACCCCAGCATCAGCTCGATCACCACTCTCTCCGAAGGAACGACTCCTTCTGGCGGATCTGGTGAACGTCAGTTGACCCTGACCACGGTTGAAGCAACCCTAGTTCAGTACGGTTCCAGCATAGTCCTAACGGATATTTTGCTGGCCACTGAATTATTCAATCACTTGGCGCAGGCCACTAAGCAACTCGGTGAGGACGCAGCGTTACACGCTGACACGTTGTCGCATCGCGCGTTGGTCTTGAACACGACTGACTCCACGACTGCTGGAACAACCGTCTCTGCCGCGTCTTATACACGCTATGCTCAGAACGGAACCAACGGAACCAACTTCCAAAGCGCATCGGCGGCTAACGCCTCAATGACTGCTCTTGACTTGTTGGATGCCGCGACCTCACTCAAAGTGAACCGCGCTCCCAAGATCAAAGATGGTTACGTCCTCGTTGCTCCTCCCCAGGTCACTCGTGACTTGATGAACGACGACGACTTCCTCCGTGTGTCCTCCTACTCTGCTCCGGATGCTATTTTCCGTGGCGAAGTTGGACGGCTCTTCGGCGTGAGCGTGATCGAAACCACCAACAACTTGACGGCTGGAACGGCTGCTTACGGTGTTAACACCGAAGCTACTGGCTCCAACTACGCTTCCATCGTTCTCGGTGGGCAAGCCTTCGGCGTGCCTCACCTGACGGCGGTTGCTGCTACCGGATCGCCTTACGCTCCTAAGGTAACGATTCTGGATGCTCCCGACAAGAGCGACATCTATGGACAGCGCACCTATGCGTCGTTCAAGACGTTCTACACTGCCAAGCAGTTGAACCCTGCGTTCTACCGCGTGGTGTGGTCGAAGAGCAACTTTAGCTAAAGATCCTAATGGGAACCATGCTCGTTATCGGTATGGGTCCTCGGAAGGCTGGGGAGGATAAAACCTCCCCAGCTTCTTCCAAAGAGAAGTCTATGCCAAAGGAAGGTCTTGTTCGTCTTCCCCTATCTATGCTTGAGATGGATGGTGGTGAAGGCGAAATGACTGCTCCAGAAGCAGGCGACTCCGTGGAACTCAGTGGCACAGTCGAAAAGGTGGATGGTGACGTTGTTCATGTTCGCGTCAATGATGCGATGATGGAGAACGAATCCGAGAAGCCCGAAGAAGAGCCAATGATGTCCGAAGAGGATAAAATGCGTAAGTTGGCAGAGTCAGCCGACGAGGAAAGCTATAGCTAATGCCGATCTACCAGTACACCGACACCCGAAATGGATCAGTCGTTGAACTGGAGAAATCGGTTGCTAGTCGGGATTCAGTTCCCAAGCACCTCAAAAGGTTTACTTTTCCACAACGCTTGGCAGTATTTGGAACCGGAGAATCCCCATCCGATCCCAGGCTGTCGAGTACATCAACAATTATGAAGGGGTACTACAAACAAGAACAAAAGCTTGGGAGTAGGTTCAAAAGCAACTTCAGCGCGGATCAAGTGAAACGTGCCTGGAGTCGCAAAGGAGATTAACTATGGCTACTGCTTCTCAGGAATATCGTCGCCGTGCGGTTCGCGCAAAAGGAAAAGTTCTTTCCTTTGACAGCGCGGATCAAACCAGTGCGCTTGGATTCACAACGACTGCAACTCTTGGCACGTTCTCAACTGCCGTGACTTCAGCAGGCGCGTTGAAAATCGACGTAAACGGAACGACCTACAAAGTCGCCCTTTACACGGTTTAATTTATGGGGCGCACTCTATCAAGAATTGCGCTAGGTGATGCTGGCACGACCATCGGGACATCTGCGTCCACATTCACAGGTGATTACGATGGCGTGTCGGCGTTGTCTACTGGAACCATTGGTCTTACGATTAGCAACTCCACTTATACTGGCCTAGCAATCGCTGCTGGATCGACTGTGACTGGAGACATTACTCAAGTCATTGTTTCTTCCGGCGGACCATTCGCAATCTATAAGCGGACGGTTTAAGGCTCTTTATGGGCTGGCAGACACAGCGTATTTTGGAGACTATTGGTACTGCTACTGGCGGTACGCAAAGCATTAACTACAACCTCGAAGCAATCGAGGCTTTGATGGTTACGTTGCAGGCTGACGTTGCTGATGGGATTCGTCCACCGAATGCTACGGCTGGAAGTCAATCTGATTTTACTTCCACATCATACGGCACGATTGCAACGGCAAGTACGGCTAGGCTTGGATGCACAGTGTTTAATACTGGTCCAGGTAATCTCCATATTCTTTTAGGAACAACGACAGCAAGCACATCTGTATTCACGGTAAGATTGAGTGCAGGAGATTATTACGAGGTTCCAGCAAACTTTACTGGCTTGATTGGCGGTATTTTTGCAACGGCTGGAACTGCTGAAGTGACCACACTAAGTTAGGAGTAGGCGATGCCTTTAAGCAGAAGTGTAGTTAGGTTTGGACAGAACTCTCCATTTGTAATTCCAAGAAGCGGTCAATATGTAAAACATTATTCAGTAAATAATACTACAACATTTACTTTTACAAATCAGATTCTTGTTGCTGTACCAATTCCAGTTGCAGATGTTTTTGAAGTAAATGGTATTGGAATCCATGTTCAAGCGGCTGTGGCCGCATCCACAATTAGGCTTGGAATATATCGTCCAAGCCCAAGCGATTTCTGGAATCCTGGCGATTTAATAATTGATGGAGGTACTGTAGATAGCAGCACAACAGGCGGCAGAGTTTTAACAATTAGCAACACAACTATAGAGCCTCCTTTTGTTTGGTTAGCCGCAGTAGCATTGGGCACTGGCGTTGGTTCACAACGAAACAATACTGGACATTTGCCAACTGATAACGGCACATCTGCTTTAAGCGATAATCCAGCGTGCTTTCGACATAATGCAAACGTTACTGGTGCACTGCCTTCATTATTTGTAGCAACATCAACGCCGATTCTTGGCTCGCCAGTATTGGCTTACCGCAGGGCCTAAAATGCCCCTTCTCCTCCTCACCCTCTTGCTCTGCTCCTGCTCTCCAAAGCCAGCGGATAACAACGTACTACCTCGCTACTCCGATATGGGTGCAGCGGAAGATGCTGGCAAGGCGAAATGAGAAAGATTTATTCATGGATGTTCAGGACAGGTTTGCGTTTATTGCTGACTCCACACGATTACGCTTGTTTCAACGAGGCGTGGAAGTGCGCGGAAGCGAACAATCGTCTATCGGGGGAAACCAAGTACATCGGGGCTGTAAAGCATCTTTTAAGCGTCAACCGTTCTATCAAGCGAATGGTGGCAGACGGCCACAATCGGGACGAGCTTGTTGCGGCTGTTGTACATCTTGCGGTCAGCCTTCGGTATTTGGAAAGTAGGAAACATGGGAACGGATGACCAGATTGGCGACTTGCGGGAGAGGCTGGCAAGGATGGAAGAGAGGCAACTCTCTCTGTATAAAATGGTTGAAACCAGCTTGTCAAACTACGCAGATGTGGTAAATAGAATCTCTTCCCTGGAGCATCTCCGGACGAAGGCTCTGGCTATTGCGGGGGTTGTTGGTCTAATATGTTCAATGGCCTGGGATTTACTAAAAAATCGTTTAAGCAACTAGGAGATTAAATGGCAACACTCGGAACACAGCTAATCAGCACAAGCTACGCACAGCTTATCAAGACCCTTGGAACAGGCGGTCTTGATGGCTCGTTGCAGGTTATTACTGATGGCGATGACACGCAAAGCGCGCTTTCCTTGTCAACCTCTGCTGTAAGCAGCACAGGTTCTTTCTCGGTTGCAGGATCATCCACCTTTACTGGTGCAGTAACATTTTCAAATAGCATTGCTGCATCTACTGGTACGGCTACGATTGGCACTGCTGCAATCACTACTGCAACAATTGGAACTCAAAATGTAACTATTTCTACTGTTTCAACATCTACAATTGGAACGCTTACTGTCACATCCGAGACGGCTACAAACTCAACTGTTACAAGCACGGCTACAGTCGGTACTTTAAGGGTTGGCGCGGCTGGTCCAAGGCTGACATCGGTTAGCTACGGAACGGCAGCGTTTACGCTTGCCACAGCGGCTGCATACAACGGAACATCTACTACTACTGGAACATTCGGCCTTACCGGATGTGCTATTGGAGATATTGTATTTGGATCTTTAAGTTCACTTGGAGCAGCGGCTGCTACCGGAAACCTTTCATTAAGTATGTATCCGCAGACAACCGATGTTGTTCGATGGGCGATTACAAATCAATCGACGGCAGCAACAATTTCAGCAGGAACTTTCTACGCAACCGCAATGAGGTTTACAACTTAATATGGCAAACATAATCAATCGCCAGCAGACTTTTGCTACCAATGGAACTGTTGATGCAGCCAGCCTGCATAATCTTATTGATAGTGCGCTTATCAATTCAGCTATCATCAAGAACCAGGACGAAATAACAACAATTGGTACTTCTGATTTATTGCTGATTGCGCCAAGTAGCGTTGATTCTGCCTTGGCTCCAAGGAAGGTTACTGTCCAGAATCTTATTGAAGATTCGTTTACATTTGGAACTTATGTAAATTTAAGTTTAAGCGGAAACCTTACCTATGCAACAGCCACAGGGAATAATACAATTAGCACAAGTGCCACAATTACGAATGGTACGATTACAAATTTAAGCAATACATCTGGAACGATTGCAACGCTAAACAGCACAACTGGAACAATTGCAACCTTAAACAGCACTACTGGAACAATCGCAACATTAAATAGCACAACCGGAACGATTGCCACACTAAATAGCACTACTGGAACAATTACGACTCTTAACAGTACAACTGGAACGATCACCAACCTATCCACAACCCTTGCTGGTGACTTTACAATTAGCCAGGGTACAGGAACGCTAGGAACAACTGGTGCAACACTTGGTACTTACGGAGGATCAACATCTATTCCAGTTCTTGCGATTAACGCAAAAGGCCAAGTTACAAGTACTGGAACGGCTGCAATTACAAGTGGCTTAACTGGATTCAGAAATCGCATCATCAATGGTGATATGCGGATTGATCAGAGGAATGCTGGGGCGAGTCAGACCTTTACGGCTGCCGCTGCCTTGGCATACTCGGTAGATCGTTTCTACGGCTATTGCACTGGTGCTAATGCAACTGGTCAGAGGGTAACCGGAACTGCGCCAAACGAATTTGCTTATAGGTTTACTGGTGCGGCATCAGTTACTGGAATTGGTTTTGGAACTAGGCTTGAGGCAACTAATACAACTGATCTCGCTGGATCAACAGCAACGCTATCAGTTCAGCTTGCTAATAGCTTGCTGACCACAGTCACCTGGACTGCCTATTACGCAACAACCGCTGATGCCTTCGGAACACTAGCCAGCCCGACCCGCACACAGATTGCTACTGGAACATTTACGGTTACATCTACGCTTGCAACCTACAGCGCACAAATCTCAGTTCCATCAGCAGCTACCACTGGAATTGAAATTGTGTTTACAGTTGGAGCGCAAACCAGCGGAACTTGGACAATTGATAATGTCCAACTCGAAGCAGGCTCAACCGCAACCGACTTTGAGCGCAGGCCGATTGGGACGGAGTTGGCGTTGTGTCAGAGGTATTATTGGACTGGAAATCTTCCAATTATGAGAAATTTTACTGGAGGAAGTATTGCTGTTTCCTCATCAATAGGATTTCCAGCTACTATGAGAACAACTCCATCAACTGTAACTGTTGCAACTGGAACGCTAGAAACTGCATACACTTCAGCAATTTCAGCGTATTCATCTGGAATTGCATCTGGTCAAGCATATACGCCTGGAGTCGCAACAGCAGCAGCAGAACTTTAATATGAAGACATATATTCTTACAAGTGATGGATTATTTGCAAGACTTGTTATTGACGGAGTTAAGACTCAAGTTTGGCATAATACGGAAAGTAATGAAGAATACCTAAAATGGCTTTCTGAAGGCAACACTCCGCTTCCTCCAGACCAAGAGTAATAAATGACCCTAACTGAAATCGCCCAATACGCAGGCGAGAAGGTTGGCAAGACCGACTCGGATACGCTTACCTTCCTGCAAAAGTCAGCCTCGCTGAACTATAGGCGCGTATGGAACTTTGCACCCTGGCGGGAAACAGTAACAAACTCAACCTATACGCTGGCTACTGGAACACGCACAGTCAGCCTTGGCTCTTTGGTCGAGAATCCATTGTCTGTCGCTTATGATAATAGTGAGCTACAGCCAATGGATTTGGCCACGATTGTAAGCCAAGATGCAAACTTACTTAATTCGGACACAACCGGAACTCCATCGTTCTATTACTTTAAGGGAAGGAATACTGGAGGTACGGCTCAGATTGACATTTTCCCAACTCTCCAAACCAGCAGTACTGCTGTTTTGCAGGTGATTGAAAAGTTACAATGCCTTACACGCAGCAATTACCAGGTTGATTTTCCTCCATCCCAAAGCTCTCTTAACGATGAGCTTCGTCTTCCGCACGTTAATCACGTTGTTCTATCCCTAACCCACGCAGATGCACTTGAGCGTGAAAGGCAGTATGGCAAGGCACAGGTTGTGACGCAGGCTGCAAATGCTGACCTTGCTGCTATGGCCAATTACGAGTTAAGCCAGGTTGGAGGGATGAAACAGATTACACCCAATAGCCTTGGCGAATTGACAATCGAAGAGATCATTTAAGCTATGCCGTACTTTGTTGACGCAACGGACGATGTCCTGACGTTTGACGGCATCCGTAATTTTACAGGAGGCCAAGCCAGCGGTCTTCAATCAGACCTATTAGCAGACAATCAAGTCCAAGAGTTGTACAATATGACTCTTTCTCCAAAGGGCAATCTTGAAACTCGCGTTGGCACGACAAGCTTTGCAACTGGTGCAACTAGCGGTACAGGATCGGTTGGGGGTATGCGGTACTACGAAACTGGCTCAACTGCCCAATTATTGACTGTTACTGGCGGAAGATTCTACAGCATAAATTCCAGCGGTAGTGCGACACTCCACGCACCGGATAGGGTTTGGGGTACAACAAGCACTACATTTTCATCCACAATTGGACAATGGAGAGATGGGTATGATGTATCTCAAGACATTGAGGTGTCTTTTGCCCAGTTTGTTGACAGAATGTATTTATCGGATTTGGACAGCGATCTTCATTATTGGGATGGTAATGGAGTTACTAGGCAAGGCGGTAAGGTAAGGGCGATCACAGTAACAACAGCAGGAAGCGGGTACACAAGTGCAACGGCAATTATTACTGGACCAGACCTTGGCGGGACAATGCCAGAACTTATTGTGAATGTGGCTGGCGGTGCAGTTACTGGTGTTACTGTTGTTAATGGCGGATCTGGATATTCAGGTTCGCCTACTGTTACGATTATTGGTAACGGAACTGGTGCTACGGCAACAGCCACAGTCAGCCCTCCTCCATCACAATTAAGACTTTTGGTAAATGCTGAGAATAGATTGTTTGGAGTTGGGTCTGGTACGAATAGAAACACGCTTTACGCTTCAGACATCCTTGATCCTTCCGTATGGGATTTGACAAACAGCATCGTTG